GAGCACCGGCAGGGAACTCCTGACAGGGGATTCGCTGGACTGCGCGTCGGCGGGGTGCATCCGCCAGACCTTGATCAGATACAGGTCGTCGGCGGGGGCGCTGACGGTGCCCTCTGCGATGGTCAGCGTGACCTCGCCGTCGGCACCCTGCGTCTTGAGTTCGCGGCTGGACAGGCTCCGCCATTGCAGGGCGTCCAGGCTCATCCCGTCCACCGACGTTTCCTTGGACTCCCAGTCCTCGTCGCCCCGGGCCTTGGCGATGAGCCCGGGCGGGAAGCCGATGATGTAGCCGTCACCGGCGACGAACAGGTTGATGCCGAGCCGGGTGATGATCTGCGAGCGCCCGGCGGGGGTGTCTCCGAACGCGGAGAACACGTCCATGATGTCCTTGGCCGGGACGCCGTCGATGGCCTCGTCATCCTCGGTCAGCGGGATGGGCTCGCCGGTGGGGTCCTCCGGGTCCAGCCTGCCGACGAACATCCGCGCCTGGCCCATCCGGTTGGCCAGCGTGGTGGCGAGGAACCGCTGTTCCCCCACCAGGTCGAACACCTCCCAGGCGTCGTCTTGCCAGCCCTGGTCGCCCTGCTTCCGCGTGTACTTGGCGTCCCGGATGCGCTCGGAGGTCAGCCGCACGGCGGCGGCGGTGAGCGACTGGCCGGGGAGCGGGCGGCGATGGATCGGGATGGGGACCTCAGCGACCCGTTGGAGCGGCGTGATCGAGCCGACTGGGGGGAGGTCCGACGGCGAGGGACCGCCAGCGACGGGGATGTAGGTGGTGGTCATGACTCGCATTGTCCCACCTGGGGCGCTCGTCTGCGAGGATCACCCGTCGATCCGGCTGGACACGTGGCCCACGACGTAGTTGAGCGACAGTGCGGCGAGGCCGAACCGGAGTACAGGGCGGAGCGGCGGCGGGCAGAGCACGACGGCCAGGAGCACGGCGGTGCCGATCCAGAACCCCACGCAGAACGGGCAGTCCAGGCCCATCACCAGCCGGACACGCGGCTCAGTCTCGTCGCGGTCCTCCCAGTCCGGCGGGAGGTGGCCGGACTGCCACTGCCGGGCCAGCGCCCAGCGGCGGGCCGGTTCCACGAGCCACCAGTGGCCCAGCCAGTCCTCCGTCACGAACCGGGTCAGCCGGGCCGTGGCGAGAATCACAAGGACGTAGTTATGCACAGGGTTCTCCACATGTGTAAACAGCGGTTAGGACTCGGGGTAGCCGTCGGCCCAGTCGATGGGCCGGGACCCGGACTCGGTGAGCGCGATGACCGGCTGGGTGTTGAACACCCGGAACACGGGGTGCTCGCCATCGGGCTGGATGAGCGCTTGCAGGTTCACGGTCACGTCGGCCACCTCGCTCACCAGGAGTTCGCCGGTGGAGCGCCGTATCTCGGAGTGGTGCCGGGGGATGATGGAGCACGTCAGCGGCGGCTGACGGTTCTCCCACGCACCGACCACCGGCCAGCCGTTCACCTCGTGGGTGCTGATGGAGCCGTCGTCCTCGGTGATTTCGACGGTGACGTGGATGCGACTGATACGGGGCATGGTCAATCCTAACCCGGGTCAGCGGCCCAGGCGAGAGGGCATCGAGCGAGCGGCCTGCATCCGGGAGCCGCTGATCGGCGGGCGGTCCACCAGCCGCGACACCTTGCCGACGCCGGGCACGCGGAGGTGGTTGAGCGCTTGGGTCATGCCGTCCACCTGGTCGTCGTGCGCGCCGGTGGGGAACGCTCGCACCTCGCTGATGAAGTCGGCCACCCAGGGGAACTCGGCGGGGAGCGGCAGGTAGACGTTGCCGGACTCCACCTCGGGGCTGACGGCGGACGCTCGCGCTTCCTTGGACTCGTGCGGGGTGATCGGCTTGAGGCCGGGGATGCGGTCGTGCAGAGTCTCGATGATGGCCGCGCCGTTGGCCTTCTCCTCCACGAGCGTCTGGTACACGTGCTGGCTGTAGGGCCGGGTGCGGAACTCCTCCATCGCGGCGACCGACGCGGAGAACGCCATGCGAGCGCGCACCTGGTCCACCAGGAACCGGTTGGCCCCGTGGATCGCCCAGCGCTGGCCCACGACGTAGTCGGACTGGTTGGTGTCCTTGAACGTGAAGTCCCAGGAGTCCACCCAGCGAGCGCCCATCAGCGAGTCGAAGTCGGGCACGTAGCGCACCAGCCCGTCGGCGGTGGCCAGCGCCTCGATGGTGGTCCAGTAGCGGAACCAGCCGACGTTGAAGATCGCGCCCTGCGGCGCGCTCGGGCGTTGCTGGTACTGGCTGTCCCAGTTGTAGCCGCCTACGGCCACCCGTGTCTCGCGCCAGCGTTCCAGCGCTTGCTCGGGTGTCTCGCGGGCGTTCAGCGGGGAGAGGAGCGGTTCGCCCTCGGCGCGGCCCAGCACGTCGGCGGACTCGGCCAGGGCGGGGAACGATATGACCTCCCAGTCGCGGGGGTCGCCCTCGTGCTCGGTGGACAGGAGCCGCCCGATGAAGTCGTCCTCGTGCCAGCGGGTGCCGACGGCGAGGACGATGAACGGGGGCTCCAACCGGGTGTAGGCGTTGGCCGTCCACCACTCCCATGTCGAACGGCGGTTCACCTCGGAGTGGGCGGCGGCGAAGTCGCGGACCACGTCGTCAATGATCAGCACGTTGAAGCCGCGCCCGACGATGGACTCACCGGTGGAGCGGGCCGTGACCGAGCCGCCCTGCGTTGTCTCCCACTCGGAGAGCGCCTTGGAGTCGGGCGCGATGGTGATGCCCATTTCCGGGTGGCCCTCGATGACCCGGCGGATGGTGCGAGCCCAGGCCGTGGCCAGCGTGGGCGAGTGGCTGATGAGGCCGATCTTGACGGTGGGGTCCCGGCGGAGGAACCACAGCGGGGAGAACTGGCTGATCATCGTGGACTTGCCCATGCGGGGCGGCATGGAGGTCGCCAGCCGGGACGACTTGCCCTCGTCCCGGAGGTCGGCGGCGGCGGCGAGCCGGTCGGACAGATAGACCAGGTGCGGGCGGCTGACGTACTTGGCGTCCAGTTCCCGGGCTTGCAGGAGCGGCGACTTGGGCACCGAGTGCATCACGCCACCGGAGTCCGACAGCAGGGTGGCGATGGCGTGCTCGGGGAGGTCCCTCATCACCTCGCGGACCTGGGCAGGCGTGAGCCCCTGGGCTTGGAACTTCCTAACCAGGGTTTCCAGTGTCTCGGCCACGCTCCGCCTCCCACTCCGCCCCGTCGATGAACGCCTGCCGGGGCCGCTCGTTGCGGTCCACGCCAGGGTACGGCCCATCCTCGGGAGGGTAGCGGCGGTTGGCCTCGATGCGGCGGAGCATGTAGGGCGGGACTATCCCGGGTTCGGGGCTGTCAGGCTGGTCCTGACACTCCTCGGCCATCAGTCGATGCTCCGGGTGACGGGGTGCCCGTGGCCCTGCCGGGCGTCACGGCGGTCCATGATCTGCGCCACGTCGGTCATCGCCTGGGAGTCGCTGTACTTGGGGTCCTCCTCCCAGCGCTTGATCGTGGTGAGGATCGCGTTGAGGGTGTGCTTGTCGGTCATGATCCGAACCGCAGTTCGTCCTCGACGGTCCACTCCAACGGCATCCGGTGGGGCACGGCGTCGTCGCGGATGGACTGCAACATGGCGCGGGCCAGGATGCCGTAGTGGTCCAGGTCCTCGGCGTTGACCATGTCCACCAGCCAGGCCGGGAACACGTAGTGCCGCCAGGTGTACGTGCTGATGGGGCCGGGGTAGCGGGCGGTCAGCACCGCCTCGCCCAGTCGGCAGGCGGTCACGGCTCGTCCCGCTTGAGGGCCGCGGCCATGCCCTCGTAGTAGTTCCAGGCGGCGTGCTTCCAGTCCAGGCTCGGGCTGTAGAAGATCGAACCGGACTTAGGCCGCAGGCCCAGGCGGTAGATGAGGCGGCGGAGCCAGGTCACGGCTTAGTCTCCGGGTTCTCCATGATGGTCAGGATGCGCTGGGTGAGGAGGTCGCGGGCGGCGTCGATGTCCAGCACGGCGACACGGGCGTAGCCTGCCCGGTCCAGCACCGAGTTGGCGGCTCGGAGTTTGTCGGCGTGCGCCGCCTTCTCGTCGGCCATCACATCGCTCAGGACTTGGAGTGCCGGTTCGATCATGCCGATGAGCCGGATGCGCGCCTTGTCGCGGACCTGGGGGGCCTTGCCGCCGTGGGTGGAGCAGACCATTCCGCCGGGGATGGCGTAGCGCCCACAGGGGTTGCCTGCCCGGTTGGTGGCGCGGCACTTGGGGCGGGGGATGCGGGCCAGGACTTGCTCGGTCAGCCCGTACGGGTCCACCGATGGGTCGGGGAGGTCCATGGGGTTGGTGGCCATGGGGCCAATGCTACCCGGGGTTAGCGGCCTGGGCGATGGGTGCGTCCAGCCCTTCCCGGTCGTGGCCCAGCATGATCAGGATGATGTCTCTGGCCCAGGTGGTGACGGGGCCTCGGGACTCCACGAACTGGATCACGCTGGCCCGGTCCAGGTCGGCCAGGTCCACGTTCTGCCACTGATCATTGCGGAGCGCTCGGACGTAGATGCCCGTGGTCATCCCGTTCTCCTCGTACTCGCGGTGCGGATCGGCGCGGAGGTCACTCATGGCGTCACCGGTTCCCACCGGAGTGCGTTGCGGTCCAGCCACACCTGGTAGGTGCCGTCCTCGTCCAGCGGGGCCTCGGACACCAGGGCCGTGTACTTGCACGTGAATAGGCTTCCCTCGAACCGCTCGTTGATGGGGTGCTGGATGGTCCAGGCGTAGCCCTTGACGTGGACGATGTGGTGCGGCCCACCGGCGGCGTCGAGGATGCACCGTTCCAGGTGGTCGATCAGTTCGTTCGCCGCGTTGACGGTGACGATGTGATCGGTGGGCGAGGTGGCGAGGGCGTCGTCAATGATGTCGCGGAGCCGGGTCATCAGTCCACCCACTCAATCTGGGTCGCGCCGTTGTGGCCGTGCAGGGCCTCGATGCTGACGATGTCGGGATGCACCACGGTGGTGGGCTGGACGCCGCGCTCGCGGTTGGTGACGCTGACCCCGGCGGCGAGCCAGCGGACCACGCAGACGCCGTCGGAGAACTCGACGCCCTGCGCGACGATGCCGGTCCCGGACAGGCCGGTGACATCCACGGTGCGGCGGAGCACGAACCGCTTGAACGGGGCGGGCTCGATGGTCAGGTCGGGGTGACCGAGGGCGACATCCACGCCGTCGGGCGTGGCAGGGATGCGAACCGGGGTTAGCCGGGCGGGGTGGTGCTCGCCCTCGTGGCCGAGCGGCTTGACGAAGTCCAGCGATGGGAGCGACTGGTCGGTCATGGGGTTCCTTTCAGCGCCAGCGCTCGGAGGCGCTGGCCGAGGAGGGCGTGACCCTCGGGGGTGATGTGGACGACGTTCGACGCGCCCTTGGAGCCCTGGGTGATCACGTGCGCCAGGTGTCGGCCCTCAGCCACCAGGTCGGCGGCGGAGCATCCGGCGGGGATGGGCGAGTCCACGACGGGGACGTTCCAGTCCAGCGGCGCGACATGCTTGAGGCCCCGGGTCACGACTGCACCAGGGTGTGCGGGTCCGGCGGGGCGGGCTGGGCCAGTTCCACCTTGAGCGTGGTGACGGCGGCGGGGAGGCCGAAGTCCCGTTGCCGCTCCATGATTTCCAGCGCCCGGTGCTGAGCGGCGCGGTAGCCGCGCTGGTAGTCGGTCAGGCCAGTCATCGGTGCCGCCCGTGTCGTCCCTCGCGGAACCCCTGGGCGTAGCCGTCCAGGAATGAGTCGGTGATCCGGTACTCGACGGGGAGTTCGGCCTGGCTGACCTCCTCGGCTAACGCCGGTTTGTCCTCCGACTCTTGGTCGTCCCAGCCCTGGACATCCGGGTCGGGCTCGCCGGTGCGCTTGGTGACGGACTCGCGGCCCTCCTGGTAGCCCAGGTTGTAGGCGGCGACGGGCCGGTCCCGGTAGCCGGTCAGGGTGAACGGCAGGCGCGGGCCTCGCGTCGTGATCGCGTCGTGGACGCTCTCTGGCACATCGCTGTCGTCGGGGATGCGGTAGCCGTCGGGCATCAGAAGTTCCACCAATCGGAGGAGGGGAGCGGGGCGTTGTCCCACGGGTGCTTGATCATGTTGTGCGCGACGGCGTCCAGCCGGGCGTCGATCCAGTGCTCGTGCCACGAGCCGAGCCAGACCCCGTCCACCAGGTTGTCCTCGATGATCATGAGGTCGCCGTCGTCGGGGTGCAACTGGCACCAGGCCTGGTAGCCGGGGATGGTGCGGACGCCGGGCTCCATCGCCAGCGAGGACATCACGCTCGCCGCCACCGTCAGCCCCATGGCATGGTGGCGATCCGCCACAGGATCACGGCGACGGGCGGCGCGACGGTCAGGAAGATCAGCGTCCAGCCGAGGTAGCGCATCGCGGCGGACGAGGTGACGGTGTCGGCGGGCGTCATCACCTTGTCCACGTCCGGCTGGCGGGGTGGGTTCATCGGGGTCATCGTCACGGGCTACAGGACATCCTCGAACTCGAACGGGAACGGGGTCAGCGGGTTGTCGAACACGCGCTGACGCTCCGCCTCGCGCTCCTCGCGGGTGCGGGGGTCCGGCGGTGCGCCCTCGGGCCGGGGCCTGCCCAGCGGCTCCACCAGCGGCGGCGGCGAGGTGGGCCAGGTGATCGGGTCGCCGCGGAACTCAGTCTCGTGGAACTCCCCGCCGTGGCCGACGGGGAGGAGGCACCGGATGAGGAGCCCCGGTTCCGCAAACGGCTTGTGCATGATCCGTGCCGGGCAGTTGACCATCAGCCCAACGCTCCAACCAGCCACAGCACGAACCACAGGAGCAGGAAGCCGACGGCGGCGATGGCCGTCTTGACGTTGAGCGGGCGCGGTGAGTGCGCGGCATAGAACACCACGGTGAGCGCGAGCGCACCGAGGAGGATGGCGATGATGGCGATGGTGGTCATGGTTCAGTCCTACTCCGCCGAGGCGATGAGCGCAGTACCCAGGTTGCGGGCCTGCTCGCGGGTGAGGGTGGCGTGCGGGGTGACGGTGGCCAGGGTGACCTCGATGCCGCGGGCCGACTTCTCGACGTGCGCGGGTCCGACGTGGGCCTGGACGAACTGGCCCTGCGAGCGGGTGATGCTGTCGGTCACGATGTGTCCTCCTCTGCGGGGACGGGTTCCTTGGGTGGGCGGCGGGTGGCTTTGAACTTGGTGACGCCATTCTCGTCTGGTCGGCGTGCGGCCTTGAGGATGGCCACGTCTGAGACTTGACCGGCTCGGGCCATGTCGGCCCACGAGACTCCGCGGGCTCGGGCGGTTCGGACGGCCTCCCCGATGTACTTGTCCTGGTCAGCGAGGCGGCGGGCCATGTCGCGGCGCTTGCGATACGCGGCCTCGACATCGTTCAGCGCCTCGGTGGCGGGGCTCATCGTGGTAGTGGTCATGCCCCTCATCCTATCGCGGGTTAGGGTTGCGGCACCACTCATCGACTGGACTCCACGAACACGTAGGTGACGATGAACACGAAACCGGACAGGGCCGCGAGCGTGAGCCACATCGTGATGGTGGCGCGACGACGGGCGCGACGGGCCTGGGTGAGCGATGCGCGAGTCTCCATCAGAACCCCATCCCGGCGCGGTGCCAGGCGAGCGCCAGGCGCTCCTCCGCGGCCTTGAGTGAGCGGGGCACGTGCGGCTTCATGCCGACGGACGCCGGGCCGTCCAACTCGAACGTGGTGTTGACCAGGGTGATGGCGGAGCGCAGGGCCTCGTACTGCGGCTCGGTGAGGCGCACGACGATGTCGCGGGGCTTGGCGGTCACGACTCCTCCTCGATGGTCACGTCGGGCCAGATGGGCTTGCCGAAGTAGACGCCCTTGATTTCGGCGGCGGTGAAGATCAGCCGCCCGCCCTCGCCCATCTGCGTGTCGTACTCGCCGTTGACGGAGGACACGCACGGGCCGAGGTCGGCGGGCCATGGCGACCAGGACACGCCGCTGGCGTAGATCAGGTTCCGCCCGTCCTCACCGATGACCCGGGCGATGTGTTGGACGGTGCCGATGATCGGACGCGACCATGGGTCATCCTCGGTGGGGGCGTAGAGCGGCAGGGGTGTTTCCCAGGTGAGCGCGCCGGGGCGGAGGAGCCGCCCGTCGGACGACACCTCCCCCTCCACGGCGATGACGCCCTTCCAGTCCGGCATCAGACCGGGGTGGGGATGCGGAGGGGCTTGCCCTTGTGATCCCGGGTCGAGAGGGTGTGGACCTTCTGCTTGTCGCGCCAGGCGTTCCACGCGGTGAACACCAGGCCGATGGACTCGCCCGGTCGGCGCAACTGGCCAGCCTCGCGCATCTGCCTGATCTGGAACAGGAGCGTGGCCCGGGGGTCACCGGCCCCCTCGGTGGAGTAGCCCGCGAGCGAGTCCCAGAACAGCATCGAGTCGGAGGCGTCCAGGTCGGCCAGCACGGTGCGGGCCATGGCCTGCGGCCCCGGCGGGATGCCGATGCGCTGGTAGTCGCGGGTGGCGTCGTGGACGGCGTCCAGGAGGTCGGGGCGACGGGTGACCGTGTCCACGATTTCGGAGTGGGTGGCGCGGTCCTCGCCGCGGGTGCCGGACGACATCGTGACCAGTCGGCCTGACTCCCAGAGCACCAGCAGGCGCGCCGCGGCGGCGAGCGCGTACGGGTTGCCGCCGCCCATGCCAGCGATGCGGAGCGCGTCCCCACCGGTGCGGACTGCGCCGGTGTCGATCACCGAGCGAACCTGCGGGTCGATGCCGCTGACGATGAGGAGCCGCTGGGTGATGCCGGTCTGGGCGATGGCGGCGAGCCGGTGCTGGCCGTCCAGGAGGTTGCCGTGGATGTCGAACTTGATGGACTCGCCGGTGAGCATCCATCTGCCGTGCTCCATGTCACGGGCGTAGGCGTTGACGGCGCGGGCGCGGAGCCCGCGGTTGGCGTCGTTGCGTTCCAGCCAGCGCTCTGCGTCGGCGGGCTGTACGTCAGCCCACTCCACGTATGGGTCGGTGCCGGTGACGGCGGGGGTTGTGTCTGCCATGGTCATGCGATTTCCTTTCCGGGTGCGCCGGTCGAACACCTCGAACGGCGGCGGGGTCATGCTCTGGCCTGGTCGGCCTGGTCGTTGAGTTCACGCTGGTGGGCGAGGATCGCCCGCTTCTCGGCTTCCAGCACGGTGAGGTCGATGTCGAAGAACTGGGCGAGCAGGACGTTGGTGGACTCGTGCGTGGAGTACAGCCGACCCTCGGCGTACTCGGTGTCGCTCCACTTGGCGAGGGTGTACCCCTGCTCGGTCGTGAGCCATTCCAGGAACTCACCGATGGCCTGCGACTTGTCGCTGACCTTGGCGAGTTTGGCGTGCTCGGGGTAGTCGGGATGGGGCATTTCTCTCCTGTAGGGTATAGGTGTAACGCCTGCCGGGTCGGGGGACCCAGCAGGCGATGGGGGGTTACGGGGACGGTCTGAACGGGTCACCACATGAGTGGCAGTTCAGGCCGTCCCAATACTTGGAGCCGCAGTAGCACCGGTCCATGCCCTCGATGGGCGTGACGGCGAACCACTCGGTGGCGGCGGGCTCCCACTGGGCGACGAACCACTGGTTGGTGTTCTGGTCGGCGTTGAGGCCCTGGATGTGGGCGAACACCTCGGAGAAGTCCTGGCTGAACTCGCCCTTCTCCACAACCTCGATCCAGCCAGCGCCGGTGCCGAGGTCCTGCCAGTGAGCGGCGGCGTAGTGAGCCATGGTCACCACTTCCCTTGCAGGTACTCGTTGACGGGGGCGAGGGCATCTTCCAGGCTGACCGAGTAGTCGGTCAGGGCGTCCCACTCGTTGCCGAGGACGATGAACACCTCAGCGCCGGACTCGGTGCGGAGCCAGGCCTGGTCCACCGCGAACACGGCTTCCAGGACCTCGTCCCGGTTCTTGACGGGGACCAACTCCTCGCCGTCCCAGACGGCGACGACGGGGGTTCCGGCGTCCTTGAGCGCCTTGACAACCTTGCGGACGGTGGTGGCCTCGGCAGGCAGGGCCTGGACGGCGGACTTGGTGGAGGCGGTGAGCGTCATGGGGAATCCCTTCTCGGACTGGAACTGGCTTACACCTATAGTCTACAGGGTCGAACCTGGGTGAATGCCTAACGGTGGTTAGGCCGTGATGACGTGGGTGACTTGCTCGCCGTCGGGCTTCTCGCACAGCACGACCCACATCAGGCCACGCTGTTTCCGCGACGGCTTGAAGAACGCCTCGGCGGCGACGGACGCGGCGAACAGGCCGGTGGCGTAGACCTCGACCTCGCGGCCCTTGAACCCGGCGATGTAGCCGTACTGCTCGGGGCCGGGCTGGCCGAGGGTGGCGACGGGGTTGGACATGGGGAGCCTTCCTAGAGGGTGACGCGGGGAGCGCGGACGACGGACACGAGCGAGCCGCCGGGCATGAACGCCTCGGAACGGACCAGGCGGGCGGCTTCCTTCTCTGCCTGCTCCTGGCCGGTGGCGAGGAAGCGGTGGACGGACTGGCCGTAGCCTTCCCACTCCATCGTGGCGAGGAACAGGAACTTGGGAGCGCGAGCCATGGGGGTGCCTTCCTAGGCGGGGTGGGGGAGGTTGGACCACTGGTCCCGGACGGCGAAGATCACGCCACCGAGGCCCTGCTTGCTGACCTTCTGGACGGCGTCGTTCTCACCGAACGCGCTGACCTGGACAGCCTGGATCGCCTGGTTGGCGAACCGGATGAACACGGTGTGATTCCTCATGAGAATCCCTTCCGGGCCGGGGCTTTTGGCCCCCGCCCTCTCTCCTCTAAGTATACCTAACCGTGGTTAGGCCTCCCTGGGAGGACTCTCAGGTTCACTGTGGTTCGGGTTGTGCCGGGGGCAGAGGTCGTTGCCGTTGCGCCGGACCCAGCCATCCCGGCGGGCCATCTTCCGGGCCTCGGCGGCGGTGCTCGCGTACTGGCCCTGGGGTCCCCACTCCGGGCACTCTGCCACGTCGCACCAGACAGTGACCTCGCGGGCGGTGCTCACCGGTACAGCCCTCCCGGGTTCCGGTCGGTGACCATTCCGACAATGTCGATGGGGATGAGGATGCCGAGCCCGGGGGTGTCCAGCATCGCGCCGAAGATTTCAGCGGCGGGCCAGCCCTCGACGGGGAGGTGCGCGACCTCGTGCCAGCCGCGGTAGTCCAGCGGGCCGAGCATCCCCAGGAACTCCTCGGCGTCCTCGGACAGCGGGGTGTTCACGTGGAGCACGATGGTGCGCTCGCCGTGGTGGTGCGGCATCCCGCCGCGCATGAAGTGGCCAGCGCCGTGCGGGATGTGGATGCCGTCCTCGCCGGTGCCGACCCAGATGCCCTTGACGCTGGGATCGTACGACCAGAGCGTGAAGTCGATGA